AAATCTATATATCCCGTACTTAGGGGTATAACAGGTTGACCTTGATAAAGGGCGTTCGTATTGCCATTGGCAATTTCATACATTGTATAGCCACTAACACCAGTGGAGTTGGAGTTTTGACCCATCTTAGCGATAGGTCTCAAACCCCACGATCCATTGAGATTAGCCATACCATTTGCTCCTTAAAGCAATTATGCGATTAAAACAGTAGAACCTAAGTATCTGACTTAGGGCCACCAAACGTAACACGCGATTGACGCTCAGGTTTCTGAATAGCCATCGAATGATGCTGCGTTTCCTTCATAAGATCGTTATCTACCGCTTGCATTGCATCTGCATTTCTTTGCAGAAAATAATCCGTGCGCTCGTCAACTATCTCCACAGGAATACGGGCTAATAGAAGCCCACCCACACCAAAAACTCCTTCATATCTACCGCTATCAATAGTAGGGGCTTCAAACTCAGGGTATTCTTCTTTCCGGACCAATTCCCACCCTTCTCTGATACGGGCGGACACATTTTTCCGATCATCAAATCCCCTTACTTCAGCCCTAATCCAGCGATGAATAAATCCATCTGGTGGGTCGGGTGCATCCAACATGGACGGTGGTTGCCAAGGTTTGCGGCGTGGTTTTGCAGCCCTGGTTTTTACGGCGCGGGGAGCGCGATCAATCTTTTCAGTATTCATCGTATCGTTCTCCATCAGCGTTTGTATTTCGCGTACTCGCTAAGCGGCACTCCCAGCTTATTTGCTATCGCAACCTCACTTGGAGAAAGTTTTACTGTTTTGCGCCCAGAATTGCTGGAGCGAACGGCAGAGGCGACCGTCTGTTGTGGACGGCGTCCTTCTGATACAGAAACTACCTGTTCCACAAAAGTGTTGTTAAACTTGTGTGGAAAGGCGTCTCTTAATCTTTTGTCAATCTCAGCATAATATTCGGGAGAGGCTGTGTCAAATCCTTCTTCCTCAACCAATGTCTTATGAATTCCAAATGCTGCAAATGTCATTGCATCATTTTCTCCAAACCACTTGTTATTTTCTGCCCACTCTTCTGCTTTAGGATCCGGGCGAATAGGAACTTGAGGCACGGCTTGTGCTTGAGAAGGAGCAACGGCAGCCTGTTGGACAGCCTGTTGGGCTGCTTGCTGCATTCGTGTCTGCTCTGCTTTGGCTGAACGAACGCGCTCTTCTTCAATTGCCAATTGAGCGAGCTTTTTATTTAATTCTACCTGTTGGCTGGTGTCATTTGTCGCTATAGCCGTCTCTAAGTCCTTAGTGATAGATTCTGTCTGTGAGGTAATACGATCCCCATACTCACTGACATACCCTACATCCAAATTATGAACGCGCCCTTTCAAGGCTACGTTTTCCTGTTGAATACCACGAGCATAGTCAATAGCAGCATTTTGCTGCCGCTCTGCTTCACGTGCCTTTTTAGTTAGCTTATCAATCCTCTTCTGAACTTTGGCGCTGTAAGCCTCATGTTCAGGTGAATCTTCTCCGGAAGAAACTGCAACCTCTGATTTATCTATTTCAACAGAGACACTCGGTCCTTCAGAAGGAAGATCTACAAAATTCTGTTCTGTTTCTGGCATGGTTTCATCTCCATGTTAAAAGTGCAGGATATCTTCTGGATCCTGAATTACGGCTATTACTTCATCATCATTGAGAATACGGACCTCGCCGCCGTCTATTTTGAAACGAGCACCCGAATACCTCCCAAATATCACCCAGTCTTTCTCACCGCACCACGGTCCCGTTGGAAATTTCTCCTTGTCTTTATACGCTAAAGACCCAACCGAAAGTACATATCCGCATACGGTGGCAATAGATTCTCTATCAATAGTTTGATCTGGAAGAAGAACTCCCCCTTCTGTTTTTCCCTTTCCCCTGTATGGGAGGATCAAAAGCCGCCATCCAGTTGGTTTAGGTAAACGTTCCAATGAACTTTCGTCTAATTTATCGGGATCAAGTATTTTTTGTTTCGGCGGAACATAAGCCTTTTTCAAAGAAACTACGGAAGCAGGTAAATTTGTCATTAGTCAGCTTTCTCCAAAATATCTCTAAGCTCCTGTCCTATATAATCTAAAGACTCCAAAGATCCAACCAATTGTCTGTATTCTTCCATACTTTTGATAGCGCCTCCCGCCAACATTTGGGTGATACGTTTTCGTCTTTCGTCAATAGTCTTTATTAGATGCTCTGCGAGAAGGATTCCATCCATTATTTAATAAGACCTTTATCCGGTGGTATACTCGACACAGAGAACCTCCCAAACAGTGTTGTATTCATCTCCCCATCTCATTGTTTCTTCCTGATCGCCGTCCCGGTATAAAAAAGGACCCGGTAACTGGCTACAAGGAACATAATCAATCCTTATCGGAAGCGGCGAACTTCCGGCGCAACCGCATACGAAGACCAGGAGTGCCCCTAAGATCGCGGATAGCTTTACTGGCTTTATCCATCTTTGAAGTAGCATCCTGTAAACCCTTGCTTATTGCCTTTACTTCCCCGGCATCCATTAATTGTTTCTGCTGAATGATACTGGCTAGTATCGAACCTAACTTTAGCACTCCTCTGAATAAGGCAATCCAACTCATTCAGGTTTTCCTTTCTCCCTGATTACCATTGCTACAGCGGCAGAAACAGCGGCGGCTGCTCCAAATAACATCGTCCATTGTCCTTCATTAAACCCCATGACCCCAAGGCTTGCCAGCATTGCGGCGGCCCCGGCATAAGTCGATGGTTCACTGAGTCGAGCTAAAATCATCTTCATGATCGTTTCCTTCTCTGATCTATATTCCAAGCCAAATAAGGCATTGAGGCCCGGTTCCAACTCTTTGGCTAGTTGCGCTCTACTAATGGTCATTGGTCCACCCTAGTCATATGTATAGGATTTACCACGAAGAGCGGCCCCCATACCTTTTTTAGTGCCCTTTGTCACTATGCCACTTAATGTATCAGGCGTAGTCACCTTCTTGGGTCCATTATAAGAAACAGTTCCCTGATCCTTGATAACTTCTCCTTTAGCAATGGGTCCTACAGAAGGTTGGTTCTTTTTGGTAGCGGCCATAACTATCTCCTATTTTCTCTTTCTACAACAATTGTTTATTTTGAATCCTGCTTCATCAACTCTCGTTCACGTGCCGCTTGAATACGCGCAGCAACAATTTCTTCGGAGGAAGCAATGCGTTCCTTCCCAAGTGAAACTGTATTATCTGCCTTTTCTTGATCAAGGGATAACCGAGCCTGATCAATGGCCAGTTCATTTGCATCCCGTTGTTCTCGAATCTGAAGATCTTTTTCTTTGAGGGCAATCAACGGATCTGAATCGGTCCCACCACTGATTTGTACGCTTAATGCTTTCACTTCCTGCATTCCCTGTGAAATCAACTCAGCAACCATACCTTCAATTTGCATGACTTGCTGCTCGTTTGGGGGCTGACCTCCAAGCTGTTGCTGCATTTGAGCTGAAATCTGTTCTTTAGCTTTTACAGAAATGTGCTCCATTACGTGTTTTTGAAGAGACATCACCACTTGCGGCATCGTACCGACGATAGTGGAAGAACCAAAAACCAAATGCGCCATTATGTGGGCGTCGTGATTTTGCCCTTCAAATACTACAATCGGGCGATTTTCCAGTGAGTCGGAGTTCTCTAGCGCAGGATCTTTTGCAACAGGATCTCCTTCTTCACTAGGCTTGAGAATCGCGTCCACGTCCTTGACACCAAGGGCTCTATACATGCGCCTATACGCTTCATACATGTTATGAAGATCAGGAGCCGATTGCGCCAGTTGCAGTTCCGTTTGTGCTAGGACCACCCTTTGGGCCATGGACGCAATATTTGGGTCCGACACAGGTATAACATCAACGCGGTCGTCAAAGTCTGTCGCTTTTATGGTGCGTTCCGCACCAACGACATTATATGGATATTCAGGAGGGAGATAGTCTGCAAAAACGGAAGACAATAAATAGAACTCTTCCTTCTGTGCATAATGCATCCTCTTGTGAATAGCCGACATTACTTTTGCACCTTGCTCCAGAAGAGCAATAGTTGTGCCCACGGGAGCTTGCTGATTGCCATCCCCAACCTGTAGGTTGGAAACCGCAGCAAACCGCTGTCCGGCTTCCACACAAAAGCCCATCAATTGGAACAAGGTTTGATCAGCACCTTTATAAGGAAGCAGCATCAAGGAATCACGAATCACGCCCCCAGGTGCGTCCACGTCACGAAACTCTCCCGGCGACAGAGGCTCATCGTCATTACGGATCCGTAGTCCGCGTGCCTTGAACCCTGCGGGAAGGTTGGACAGGGTCCCGGCATCTATGAGTTGACGTAGCGCCGCCGTCGCCGTTCGACTTAGCCCTCCAATCATGTGGATCAGGCCAAGACCGTAAAAACCAAAACCTGGTAAGAATTTAAAGTGTACAAAATACTGGCGCTTCCTTCTGTCCGGATCATCCTCCAGCCAGTTTCTTCGTACACTCAGAACTTTGCTGTTATTGTCGGAGATCGTGACAATATAAGGAAGCTTGATCCCGGTGGGCTCCCCACTTTCTCCCATGTCTTCAAACCCGGTTATGTCAAGATTGACATGGCATTCAAGTAAAGTGATGTCGGTATCCAGATAAGTGGCCTCAATCCCACTTATCTTGTTCATCTCTTCTTCAATCTGAGATGAGTCGGTCTGTGTCTCCTTTACTTCGATATCCAGATAGAATCCTGCTACCTGTTTCTTTCGTAAGTCATTTTCCGTTATCTGAATAACATGAGTTACATTTTCAGCGGTTTCAAGGTCCGTTGCGGTATAGGGAACTACCAATTGTTCCGCTGGAACAAACTTGCTCACAGCCCGACACAGGAAATCGTCGTAGTACACCTTCTTAAACGTTGAACCAGCTAGTGGTAAGTAGAACAACATTTGATCGAACTCAGGGGTGTACTCCTTCATCACACAACTAATTTGATAATTCATAAAGTGGCGGACACGCTCCGCTTGATCTTCGACTTCCGGTGTAACCTTCCCTATTATTTCTGTTCTCACAGGCCCACCCGCAGGAAGCATTTCATTGAATGCCTGTGCCTGAAACTGCGTGACCGCTTCCGCGAGCAAGGGATGTGTTACACCGGTGGCTCCCCGAAAAGGTTCGCTCCTGTCTTCATACTTGAAGCCCAGCAATTGCAGACCGGTGCTGTACGCTTCCTCCCAGTCCTTGCGACCGTTCTTGTTGCTTTCGTATTCTTCCACCAGATCAGAAGAAATCTTGCTCAGTTCCGAATCTGAAATATCTTCTGCAAGGTTTGCATAAAAATCACCGCTATCCTGACGCACTGCCTGTGGATCAAAATCCACGACCACTCCACCGTCCTCCTCCATTTCAATATTAAGACCAGGAGCTTCGATAATCGTGCTGTCTTCTACCGAAACCTCTGCTCCTTTATCTTCGTCAAGTTCCACAGGAGGGATGGCGTTCTTCCGCTCTACAAGAGAGGCTGTGCCAAAATTACTGCGCGGTAAAGTGGGAGGTGCCATATTTATACCATCCTGCTACGGAGGCTTCCAAGTCCACCACCCATACGATTGTACCAGTCTTGATCACGATGCCTCTTCGACAATTCCGCCATCGTTTCCCCTTCCTCACGGACACTCATGTTTCCATAACGAGGAAGCTCACCGGCCACCGTTCCTCTGGGAACGCCGCCATGAGCCATTCCTGGAACACCTCCGGGAGGCCCCCACTCTCTCTCGGGAGGAAAATAACCATTCACTTCGGGGTAATACCCCGGAGAATCCACTACACTACCTAGACCCTCTTCCTCGCGAGGCGGTTCGGCCATGGAGGGAAGATGTCTACCACGTCTCCGGGCGAAACGTTCTCCAGGACCTTCGTCCGTTGGGGGAAGATCCGCCTGGGGAGAGAAGGGAAGGCCAGGGAAGGTCAAAGGAAGGGAAGGGACGGATGACGGGAATTGCTTTA